CGTAGACATCGGAGATTTGCATTGTGGGGGCAGCACTGCGCTATTCCCGCCGAAATGGGTTAATGCCGACGGCTTAGAGATTCGGCAGAACAGGGCACAGGGCTGGCTATGGGAGCGCTGGCAGGATTTAGGGCAGCGGGTAAAACGTGAGGCGCTTTCGGGCGTGAAAGTGTTTGGGCTTTTCAACGGTGATTTGAGCGAGGGCAACCATCACGGCACGGTTCAGCTAGTCAGCGCATCGCAGGAGGATCACGCGGACATAGGAGTGGAGGCAATTGACCCGCTCGCGGCATGGTGTAACTGGCTGATGTTCATCAGTGGCACGGAAGCACATGTGGGCTTGCAGGGGCGCATAGAAAACATCATCGCCAAAACGTTTAGTGCGCAAGGCAAGAACGTTGTGCGCCCGCCCGATACCGCGCTGCATGTGTGGCCGGTGGCACTGGCTGAAATTGGCGGGGTGCAGTTCAACATTGCGCATCATGGGCGGGGCAGCGGGTTAGATCGCAATAGAAACAACGCAGCCAGCGCAGAGGCGGCGGATCAGGCAGTAGAGGCGATGTTTAACGGGCTACCGATTCCGCGCTACGTTCTGCGAGGGCATACACACCGCATCGCGTTTGGGCATTACACCCGCACGAATACCACCGCGCTAACGTCTGGATGTTGGCAGCTATCAACCAGCCACGGACACCGCATCCGACCGCATCAGCCGCCGGACATTGGCTGTTGGTTGATACGCATCTATGACGATGGAACGACGGCGCATGAACTCGTTCAGTATGAAGTCATTAGAGACCATAGGCACATAGTGAGGATTGAACATGGCACGCCAAAAACAGACGGAACCGGAGATACTGCCGGGGCTAACAGCAAGCGAACTGCAAGCGCTGTTGGCAAGCGTCAATCAGGACGCAGTAGAGGGCGCGGCGCATCTGGTGACGGTGCGCGAATACGCGGCAAAGCGCAGGGTAAATATCGACAGAGCGCGTGATGAGATTCGCAAATTGATTGAGATTGGGAAGGCGCGTTTCGGGGGGAACAAACCGATACCAACCATGAACGGGCGGATGGCGAGCGTATCCGCCTATGAAATCACTCTATGACACAGACACAAACCGATTACCCCCAGCGCGTCATCGTGAGCAATGACGAAGAACTTCGCGCCGTGACTGAACTGTTGCAGGTATTGCGCGGCATGGATCGCGCCGAACTGTTGCGCACGGCGTGGCAAATTACACTCAAGCGCTCAGGCTCATCGGTGCGCAGCACGATTGCATTTGATGGGGCAGTGTTGGCGGCGCAAGGGTAAGCCGTATAATCAAGCCAATTCAATATTTCGCTGTCACCGCGACGGCATCCTAACGGGTGTCGTCGCTTGTTTGTTTTCCGGGAGGTATATGGTTTCAGATTTGACATCGCTACTCATCTACATCATCAGCGGCGGCGCGTCTGTGGTTGCGTCTCGCGTGCTGGAACAATTCGACTGGTTCAAAAGCCTCACACCGAATGGCCGCATGGTCAGCGTGTTCGGCGTGTCGGCTGTGCTGGCGCTGGTTGCGGTGTATGTGCAATCCATCACTGCCCGCAACCCGTTTATCAATGATGCGGTCGATCCGTATGTGAAAGCGCTATTGCCTATCCTCAACATCCTTGCGTCGCAGATTGGGCATGGGATGCAAAAGACGCAGGAGTTTAGAGCGTTAAAAGCTGATTCGATTCGCGGAGATTCGTAAAGGGTGTTTGTCGTTAAATGGTCATCGAGGTCATCAGTGTTGTTGCCGCAATAGGCTCTGGCGCGGTCGCGTTCGTTGTTGTCAATCGCACGAAGGACGCGCAGATAGCCGAACTCAAAGCGGAGAACAAAACACTGAGGCAAGAGAACAAGAACAAAGACGACAAAATCGAAGTCATGTTGGGCGAGATTGCAGACCTGAAAGGGGAGCTAAATTTTGAGCGTGGTATCTATGCACGACCAGAAGCGGACGCATTGCAAAAGCAAAAGATTGACCACATCGAGCATGAGCCTAATCCCCTTGACGACACAACCGAAAAGCCGAAGCGAGGCAAGCGGTGAAACTCTCTCTCTTGTCCACGCTGGCAAGCGGCATTTTTGCCTTAGCTGTTGGTAGCGCAACAGGGATAACCACGCACATGATCGGTGAGCAGGTAAGCGCCAACGTTGCTGAGGCCCACACGGTTGAGGTGTTGCAGGCAACCGCCACCCGCATCGCAGAGCAGAAGATACAGACCACGCTCGCTGTAGATGTAACGATCCCAGTGAGCCGCGAGCAGATGAACGCCGTATCAGGCTATGCCATCCCGCTACACGAACAAGCGCCCACCGCTGAGGTGTTAGGCGCGTCGTCCACATACAACGAGACCGTTTACCCAACGTCTATTCCATCGCCGCAGCACATAGTTCCTCTTGACACCGCGCCGGTTAGCGCGGGCATATACGCGGCGGCTGGTGGCACTGTTACGCCAGCCGTCGCAACTCCAATTGCATCGCCTAGCGCGTGGCCGAGTGGCACACCGAGCGCTACGCCTGTTGTGCTGGTGGTTGAAACACTCGCGGCCACGGCGGACGAATCGACATGGGCCGCGATATTTACCGCCACGCCGACACCGTATCCAACCGACGCGCCAACGATTACCGAGCATCCAACACCGTGGCCGACAGTTGCGCCGATTCACACCAGCACACCGCAGCCGAGCGACACGAACACGCCGACGATTGAGCCGAGCGCGACGGAGGAGGCGACAGTTACGCCACCTGCACTGGTGACGGTCACAGATGGGCCGCTGCAAAGCCCGTTGGCGACACCTGTGCCAGAGGAGACGGAAACACCTGCACCATGAACATTATTCAAATCGGATTGAGTTGCGCCGCTGCCGCGTTTTTACTCTGCGGCTGTTTCGGGTTTATCGCGCTGGGCGCTGCGCGATTGATTGAGGCGAAGGCGAAACTAGTGGAGGCGCAGCGGGGCAATGGCTAGATGGATTCGCCGCATCGCTATGCTGGACGTGGCGCTACTCGTGGCGCTGGTGGTGCAACGATGGCTATGAATCTACAAGGGGGCTACATGGAACGCGCATCAAAGAACGTTGAAATCGTTGTGGTTGTTTTGCTGCTGGCGTGGGCCAGCTTTTTCGGCTGTCTGTTCGTAATGGCAAATTAACCTATGACACAACAAACCAAAACGCCCGAAATGCTTACTCCACTAGAGAAAGCGTGGGTGGAATTACTCAGAGAGGCCATGAAATTGACCCAATCGGGCGTTGTTCGATTTGAACAAGTCAACATCAAAGACAACCGCGTATGGGCCGAACGAGTTATCGAAAGCATCAATCTAACCGCAGTTCAGCGGTAAAATTGCGACACAATCCAGAGCAAATCCTGCGCGGCTTGTGCCTGTATAGGCATGAGCCGCTTTTCGTTTTCCGGCGTAGACAATGGCACAAATAACCAGCACAGATCGCCGCGAGTCTCCTACAACTAAACCGGCAATGCCATTTAATAAATTCGACCTCATCGGCGGGGCCGTGTTGATTGTTGCCGTGTGCGCGTTTTGTGCCGCCATTGTAGGTGTAACCGTGTGGTGGCTCTATGCTTAATACATTTAGCGATGGCCGAGACTTTGGCTGGCGTATCACCAATCAGGGGTCAACGCGCCCAAGCACCACGGCGGTTGGCACACAGTGTACGCCGGGGAATAATAGCAAGGGCAGTTGGGCGCAGGCGTTTAGCGCGATTGCGAATGAGGCGTGCGGCATACTGATTCAGATTAACGCCAACAGCAGCAGCAGCAACGCACGCGATACGCTGGTAGACATTGGTGTGGATGACGCGGGCGGCACAAGTTATACGGTCAAAATCCCCGACCTCATTGGCTGTATGGCAATCACGCCGAACAAGGGCGGGATTTATTACTACTTCCCATTGCGCATCAAATCAGGCGCGACGGTTGCGATTCGGGCCAGCGTCAACAATGCCACCGTGTCAACCTGTAACGTGATGATTACGCTGTTTGGGTTGCCCAAGAATCCAGAGGCGCATCGAATTATTACTGAGGTTGTTGCGTTTGGTGTGACTTCTGGCTCAAGTTGCGGCACAACCATCACCCCCGGCACGACCAACGATGGATCATGGACAAGCATTGGCACAACCAGCGCGGCCTATTGGTATTGGCAACAGGGGTTTGGGTTTAACACATCGTCCACATCTGATCGCCTGTATTACGTTGAGTTTGCTATCGGTGATGGATCAAACTACGACATCATCATTGCGGATCAACCATTTGGCTGCGATACCGCCAACCGTCTCAACAACGCGCTCGCGCCTGCCGATGGCTGCGAACGTGACGCGCCAAGCGGGGTAGGGCTTTACATGCGGGCGCAATCCAGCGGTTCACTCAACAGCAACTATTCTGGCATCGTCTACGCAGGCAGGTAACTATGGCCCCATCAGAACTATTCACCCTCAACGCCTCAGTCGGCACGACCGAAATCAGCGTCCCGACTGCGACAACCTATTCCAGCGGTTCACCGCAGACGACCGACTACACCATACAGGCATGGTTCAGCCTGCAAAACATGGCGGCGGGTGATCAATACCAGATTCGCGTCTATGAGAAAGTCATCAGCGGTGGCACGCAGGGCGTGATCTATGAGGCGATTCTGACCGGAGCGCAAGCGCGGTATTTCGTCCTGCCTGCACTGATGGTGATGCACGGATGGGATGTAACAGTTAAAAAACTCGCTGGCACGGATCGCACCATCATCGCCAGCGTTAGAGCAGTTTGATACACAGGAGTTTTTACAAATGGCAATTCAGTTATCAGTTTCAGCACGCAATGCCCGATTGGATGCAATCGAAACCACAGTCGGCACGAGCGCAAACCTCTATATCCGCACTGGGTCAGCCCCGGCGGATTGTGCAACTGCCGATAGCGGGTCATTGTTGGCAACCCTTGCCCTTCCGTCTGACTGGATGGCAGCGGCATCGTCAGGCAGCAAGGCCAAGTCGGGCACGTGGTCAGTGGCCGCGTCCGGCACTGGTACGGCAGCTCACTTCCGCATCAAGGATTCGGGCGGGTCAACCTGCCATATTCAAGGCACGGTCGGCACATCTGGTACAGACATGATTATCGACAACACGTCGATTGCATCGGGACAAACCATCACCGTTTCAACCTTCACCCTGACCGACGCAAACGCATAAGCGCAACCTGAATGTCTTGGTTTTATCAGCCGTTACCGGCATCATCTGACCTCACCGCGTCCCTAACGGCGACGCTGGGGAGTGTCACACTGTCGAGTGGCGCAACGGTTGATGTGGCCGCGAGTGTCACGGCCACCCTTGGCGCTGCGACCAGTTCTAGCAGTGTCACGGTCAGTAATAGTGCCACGCTCACTGCAACGCTGGGGGCCGCCACAGTGTCGTCTAGTGCCGTTGCGGATGTTGCTGGTGCATTGGCACAGACGCTTGACGCGGCCACGGTGAGCGCATCGGCTACCGTTGGCATTGGGGCAACCCTCAATCAAACGCTCGGCGCGGTTACATCGTCCAGTAGTGCGACGGTATCAGTTGGGGCCAGCCTATCAGCTACGCTAGGGACGGCCACACTCACAAGTGCCGCAACGGTATCCAACAGTGGGGCGGTCAATGTCGCGTTGGGCGTGGTTGCGCTGTCGTCCAGTGCCACCGTTGCGAACAATGCCGCACTGACGCAGGCACTAGATGCGCTGACCGCATCCAGCACGGCCATCGTCTCAGTTGGCGCAACACTCACCCAAACGCTAGATGCTGCGACGCTTTCTAGCACTGGCACGGTCAGCAATAGCGCAAGCCTCACGGCCACCCTCGACAGCGTAACCCTATCAAGCAGCGCGGCAGTTGCCAGCAATGGCACATTAACCGTCACGCTAGACGCGGCCACGCTTTCGAGCGCGGCGACAGTATCCAATACAGCCAGCCTCGCCCAAACACTTGGCGAAGCGACCCTATCGGCCACCATCGGTAGCGCGAATACGGCCAGCGTTAATGCAACCCTAGATGCGGCCACACTGAGCAGCAATGCAGCGGCGGGGGTGAGTGGGGCGGTAGATAGCACGCTTGGCAATGCCGCGCTATCCAGTGGCGCGGCTGTAGAGGTATCAGCAACACTCACCGCCACACTCGGCACGCTTACGGCATCGTCTAGCGCATCGGTTGCCATCGCCGCGAGCCTCGGCCAAACACTCGGCGCGGTGACGCTAAACAGCACCGCCACACAGGAGTCGGGCTTAACGCTCAATCAGACGCTTGGCGCGGCCACGTTGAGCAGCACGGCCACCGTTTTAGTGACCGGCACAGTGTCATCAACGCTGGACGCGGTGGCACTTTCGAGCAATGTCGCCGTAGCGAACACTGCCAGCACAACGGCCACGCTGGACGCAGCCAGCCTATCGTCTAGTGCGTCGGCGCTGATTGACCTCAGCCTATCGCAGACGCTTGGCAGCGCGACTGTGAGTAGTTCGGCGGTTGCGCCTGTTACGGGCGCGGTATCGGTGACGCTGGGCGAAGTGGTAAGCAGTAGCGCGGCATCGGTTGCCATCGTTGGCACGCTGACGCAGACGCTTGGCACGGCTACGCTGTCCAGTTCGGTCTTGAGTGGCGCGGTTTACACCTATGTTGTGCTGACTCTCGCGGCCCGCGACCTCTCCGCCACCCTCCCGCCGCGCAATGTGCTAATCAACGTTTCCGCGCGTGACATGGGCGTGACATTGCCAGAGCGATCCACACTCACTCGCTTACCGTTGCGTGATGTTGACCTAACCCTTACTGATTAACTATGCAGCAACAGGAATTATTCGTTGTCGAATCACCCAAATACGCCCGCGCAGGTGAGGGTGTGTATTGGGCCATCGACACCACCAACTACGGCGGAAGTCCAACGAGCATCAGCGTTGTGGCGCTGGACATGGGCAACAGTGCCAATGATGTGTCTGGCACAGTACTAACCGGCTCACCGACCGTTGCCACGAACACCATCACCCTACCGAAGTTCTTAAGCGCGTCAGTGGGTAAGTTCAGGCTCATCGTGACATTTACAAATGCCACATACGCACCGGCTAAACCGGCGCTGGATGTGGTCGTGGTGGCGTAATGGCGAAGAAGAAAGCAGTGCCGCAGGAATGGCGCAACCGCATCGTCGGCAACGGCACAATGCCCGCGTCGCAGTTCATGGCAAATCCCGCCAATGCACGTATACACCCGAAGGCGCAGCAAGAAGCGCTCACCGGTTCATTGCGTGAGATTGGGTGGATTCAAAACGTCATTGTGAACAAGACCACCGGCAACGTGGTAGACGGCCACGCTCGTATTGCCGAGGCGTTGAAGCTGGGCGATGAAACGCCAGTGCCTTACGTTGAGGTTGAGTTGAGCGAGGCGGAAGAAAAGCTGGCCCTTGCATCCCTTGACCCAATCGCGGCAATGGCAGCGTATGACAAACAGCAACTAGACGCGCTGTTGCGTGACGTGAACACGGGCGAGGCGGGATTGCAAGCGATGTTGGCGGAGTTGGCGCAGGACAACGGACTGGACTACGGCGCTGGCGGCGGGGCAGCGGTTGAGGATGTAGAGCCGCAGATTGATAAGGCCGCAGAGTTGCAACAGAAATGGCAGGTGAAGCGCGGCGACGTGTGGCAGTTGGGCAACCATCGGCTGATGTGCGGCGACAGTACGAGCGCGGAGGATGTGGCGAGGCTGATGGCGGGGGAGAAGGCGGACGCGGTTGTGACAGACCCGCCTTACAACATGGCATCGGATACAAGTGTATTTGCAAAGGATGCGCCGACCCATTATCGGTCGTCAAAGACGCTGGCTGAGGCGGAATGGGATAAGAACTTTGACCCCAAAAATATGTTTCTTACTTTAGAGGCAATACTTTCCGAATCGTCGGTTGTATATATTTACACATCACATTTTCTTATTCAGCAAATATGGGATTGGATGAAAGGATGGGCGAAGTTCTACAGCTACTGTGTTTGGTGCAAGCCAAATCCAGCACCGTCATTATCTAAGCGCCATTGGACATGGGCGACAGAACTTGTGGCCTATGCAGTGCGTGGCAAGCATGTTTGCAATTATCCAGACGGAACACATGCGCTAAATTGGTGGGGGATCACAATGCCACGCCACACCACTGAACACCCAACCGAAAAACCCATTGAGGTTATTAAAAAGCCCATTGAATTTTCAACACTGAAAGACTCAGTTGTTTTTGACGGGTTCAGTGGCAGCGGCACAACCCTAATCGCCTGCGAGCAACTAAACCGCAAATGCCGCGCAATGGAGATAAGCCCTGAATACGTCAGCGTGGCCCTAGAACGTTGGTCTACCGCCACCGGCAAACAACCGCAGCGCATCACCGAGGGAGCGTAGAACATGGCCGACGCAACAAACGCAACAAATAAAAAGAGGACGACGCGCTACACGGACGACGAAATGTGTAAGGCGCTCACCTCGTTCAACGGCATGGTTTACCTTGCCGCAAAGCACCTCGGCTGCGCTCCGTCTGCGATCTATCGGCGCATGGAGAAATCTGCGAGAGTGCGCGAAGTGGTTGATAACTCACGCGGCGAATTGCTAGACGTGGCAGAGACGGCATTGAAAGCGGCGGTCACGGCCAAAGAGGGCTGGGCCGTGTGCTTCACGCTCAAGACCATCGGCAAGAATCGCGGGTATGTGGAGCGCAGCGAGTGGAGCGGGCCGGACGGAGGGCCAATTGAAACAAGGCAGCAAGTCTTTAATCACGAAACCGCAGTTGCCACCATTGCGAAGCGATCAGACCAAAATCCTAACGCATCCGGCGCAGATTAAGGTCATTGCCAATGGTAGACGCTGGGGCAAAACATTTATGAGTGGGGTTTACTCTCTTACCTGTGCAGACTATGGCGCGGCGGTGGCGTGGGTAGTGCCTACGTATAAGAACAGCCGCCCCGTGTGGCGCTTTGCCGAGTCGCAGGTAGCGCAGGCGAAGGGCGTAGACGTTCACAAGTCCGACCGCATTATTACATTCCCTAGCGGCGGTTGGCTGGGTGTGTATAGCGCTGACAATGACGTGGGGCTACGCGGTGAGTCGTTCGATGTGGTCATCATTGACGAGGCCGCGCAAGTCTCAGAAGAAACCTATAGCGATGTGATTCTGCCGACACTGGCCGACCGCAACGGCAAACTGCTAATGATTAGCACGCCGAAGGGCCGTAACTGGTTCTGGCGTGAGTGGGTGCGCGGCATGAGCGACGGCAGGCACACGGCAGCATTTACCGCGCCGACCTCAGCCAACCCTAACCCAAACATACGCAAGGCGTTTGAGATGGCCCGCGAGCGTGTCACCGAGCGCACGTTTAAGCAAGAATGGTTGGCCGAGTTTGTAGACGATGGCGGCGGCGTGTTTCGCAACGTTCGCGCCTGTGCCACCGCAGAGCGACACACCAAGCCCCTAGAGAATCACACCTATGTTGCCGGTTTAGATTGGGCGTTGTCGAATGACTATACGGTGTTGTCCATCATCGACAGCACTGATAAGGCACTGGTTTACACCGACCGATTCAACGGCATTGATTACAGCCTACAGCGTGAGCGCATCAAGGCCACCTGTGAGCGCTTCGGCGTGCGTGTGGTCGTGGCCGAAGAAAACGCAATGGGTAAACCCAACAACGACATGCTGCGGCGCATGGGTGTGAAGGTTAGAGATTTCACGACGACCGCGACCACGAAGGCCGACATCATTGAGGAGTTGGCCGCATCGTTTGAGCGTGGCGCAATCAAGATACCGAACGACCCAATATTGATTGGTGAACTAGAGGCGTATGAGTCACAGCGTGCGCCATCGGGCGGCGTGAAATACAACGCGCCGGACGGGATGCACGACGATACGGTAATGAGTTTGGCGCTGGCATGGAGCAACGTTCGACAGCGATTCGCATACGGATAACAACATGGGAATAATTAACAACATCAAGGGACTATTTGCCGCGAAAGCCGGAGCCAACCAGCCGCCGCGCCTGCAATCGTGGGCTACCACATCGTCTTGGATCACGGGCTTGGGCGCTGGCCGCAATGCGCTTCGGCTTTACAGCGATGAGCCGTATGGGTGGAGCGATGCCGCCACATACAACGTGTGGGCGGGCAACTGCGTGAGTGCCATTGCTGACGCTGTGGCGTTGACACCGCTTAAGCTCTACAAGAAAGCGGCGAAGAAAGAGGATGAGCCGACCCGCATTGATAGCCATCCTATCCTTGAGTTGTTGCAGACCATCAACCCGTTTTATATGGATGAGGCCAGCTTCAAACGTGCGGGCATGGAGCAGCTAAACGTATTCGGCCAATGGCTCATCTACAAGCTACGCCCCGAAAGCGGCGGCGAGCCGCAAGAGTTGCACATCCTGCCCGCGTTGCAGGTCGATATGCTACGCGACCCACGCGGCTATCCGACCGCCTATAAATACCTCGGCACTGACACCTATGCGATTGAGGATGTGATCCGCATCTATTACCCATCGCTGCGCGATCCGTTCATTTGCACATCGCCCACAAGCCGCGCCGTGGCCGCAATCAACCGCTATGCGCTGGCAGACATGGCGCAGGAGGCCATCGACCGCAACGGCGGCAAGGGCGGCGGCGTGATCGGCGTGGACTTCAATATGATCGACGAGGATGCGCGGCAGTTTATGGCTCAGTGGAACGCCAAGAACCGTGATCCAGACGCAATGGCCGATGATCGCTTTTTGCCGCAAGGGATGAACCGTGAAAGCGGCCAACTGACCGCCGTAGAGCAGCAGCGCGAGCAACGCTCAATGCGCCTGATGAACGAAATCATGGCCGCGTATGGCGTGCCGCCTGCTGTGGCGGGCGACTACTCGGATGCTTCCAAACTTGCCAATGCTGACGCGCAGATGAAGCAATTCTGGCGCGGCAAGATTGTGCCGTTGGCGCAGATGGTGGCCGAATCGCTCAACAATTACTTGCTGTGGTCAGACTACGAGGGCAGCAAAGAGGACGGCTACTACCTCGCGTTTTGTTTCGATGATGTTGAGGCGCTGCAAGAGGACGAAGTGAAACGCGCCGAAATCAACAGCGTCGAAGCGCAGACCGCCGTCGCTGAGTTGCAGGGCGGCATTATCACCATCAACGAGGCACGCGAGAAGCGCGGCCTAATGAAGATTGAGGGCAACCCATCCGCCGATGACGTGACGCTGATTGTGGGCGGCGGGCAACCTGACCAGCCAGCGCAGCCCGAACAGACCACAAACGCCGATGGCGAGATTGTCAACCCTGCGACCGCATCGCCGCTGACCTCTACGCAGTTGGTGAACTTGCGCGGCGTGGCTGAGTCATACGCACAAGGCAATCTAACAGACAGGCAGGCGCGTGTAATGTTGCGCCTTACCGCGCCAACCATTTCGGATAGTGATGTTGAGGATTTCATTGCTAAGGACACGGACGAAACAATCAACATCAAAGAGGATATACAGGACGTGCCGACTGAGCCAGCGCAGCCCGAAGCGGCCAAGCCCAACAGCAGCGGCATGATCCAAGCGCGTGTCATTGCGGGCCAGTATCGCAAAGGCGACCTAGACCTAGAACAGGCGCAGACAATGATACGAATGTCTATGCCAGAAGTTGACGACGCAACGCTAGAGGTATTGTTGCGAAAGCCCGCGCCAGAGCCAGTCGAACAGGAGCAGCCAGAAACAGAAACCGAGGACGATGAAGATATGGGAATTACACCGGAGACGCTAACCTCATTGCAGACCATCATCGACAACTACAACGGCGGGCTGATTAGCGAGGGCCAAGCGTATGCGATGGTCAAGCTTCTGTTGCCCTGCGCGTTACCGTCCTATGTCGCTGGCCTACTCAAGCCGCCCGACATTGACGGCGAAGATGAACCGCTGGACATGGAAGATGCGGAGATGGAAGCCGAGGCCGAGGCGGTAGAGCGCGAGGTATTGGCAGCACTGGACGCGGCGGCGATTGCAGAGCGTGAGGCCGATGAAGAAGACGCGATGGAAGGCGATGCCGAGGGCGAGACGGACAGCGAAGACCCGGCGGCAAAGGCTGGCAACACCAAGCGCGATCAGGGCGGCAAGTTTTCGAGCGTGGATGGTGCGCCCATCGACCGCAAATCTAAGGCCGAATTAGACGACGCGAAACGGCAGGCCATCATCGACCGCGCCATGAAGAACGCAGCGGGCAAGAAAGGGAAGAAGGGCAAGAAGGCTAAGAAACCAAAAAAGACGGATGAACAGAAAGCCGCAGAGAAAGAAAAGAAGCGCAAAGAGCGTCTTAACAAAGCTGTTGAGCAACGCGCCACGATTGACGACGCACTCAAGCGCTTGGAGGGTGTTGATACGCCAGAGGCACAGGCCGCACGCGAGAAACTAGATAAGGCGGCGACCACCATCGACAAACAGATCAAGCGCCTGAATCAAAGCACACCCGCCGACCAAGTGGCGGACGCGGTATCGTCGGCCAACAGCGCGGCGACCGCAGCGGGTAAAGCGCTGATGCCGGTGATTGATTTTGTGGGCCGTGTGGCTTACGATAGCGTAGGCGTTGAACTCGGCACGATTGACAAGGTGGAACGGTTCAATGTTCATGGTGGCATCAAAGCTACGACTGACGCGCCAGTGTTGAAGATTGGCGAGGCGTTTTATAAGGCCGCTGATGTGCGGGTGATGTTGGAGGACTAATGGCACAGTTAGTTACCATAACCGTTGATGAGTTGGAGCGCATCAAGGGCCGCATTACCAAAGCGCAGCAGCAGATCATTAACTACGCCACCGAGGATTTGCGCGACTATGGCCGTGTGCTGCGGGCCAAGATCGCAGAGGAAGCGCCGAAGAAAACCGGCGTGCTTGCCTCTACCGTCCGCATCAACACGCGGCAGGCTGGCACGAAGAACGTTCACCTAGAGGTCACAATGGGCAACAAGTCGCGGCCAGAGGTGGTCGTTAAGTCTGTGTTGTTTGGCAGCAAGCGGCACGTCATTGTGCCGCGCAAGGCAAAGGTATTACGCTTCGTGAGTAGTGGCGGTGGCGTGGTGTTTGCCAAGCGCGTGAACCATCCCGGCACGCGCCCGAATAACTTCCTTGAGCGTGCGTTGGCCGCGACGAAACCCGACCGCGTAGGCAAGCGCGTGACGTTGCGCGTGGCGGAGAAGATTACGAGCGGGAAGGGTTGATAGACATTGATAGTGAGATAGTGCTATAACTTGCGCATGGCAATCATAGAACGGCTAGAACCCGCACAGATAGAGACCCTTGTCGAGGAATTGGTTAACGCATTCAAGGACAATGGCATTCCATTGGCGGGGAAATGTATTGCTATGCACGATTGCAGCACTAGTGTGATTGAGGCGTTAGAGAAGCGGTTTGGGCTGCGCGTCGCCATTTCTGAGGAATTGCCGCCAGATTCGCTTCGCATTATGGATGCAGACCAGTTCATACCAGAAGCGTTCGTAACCGACTACAAATACGAGCAGCACGATTGATGTAAAATAGCGACCAACTAAATAACCAAAACGCACCAGAGCAAATCCTGCGCGGTGTCTCGAAATGAGACACCGCGCTTTTTGTTTTCCATGTTTGACGCAATCACCGTTACATCAGCCATCAAAGCAACCGGCGACCTGAAATTACAGATCGTCGGCCTGCCCTTCGGCACTGACCGACAGGGCCAAGTGTTTGATGCGTCAACCAATATTGACCTGTCGCTAGGCGATACGATCCCCGTCTACCACTATCACGGCTTTGCGGAGATTGCGTCCAAGTCCGTCGGGCGCATTGGCACAGCCATCTACAAGGGCATCTCTACCCTAAACGGCATCACCGGCCATGTGTTTGACGTGGCGCTGGACGCGGCCAAATCCATTGCACAGAAGATACACGCGGACGCTGCACAAGGCCGAGCGCGGGCCAGTAGCGATAGCAGCAGCCATCTAGTGCGGCCAGCGGGCATCGTGGGGAAACCCGGACGTGTCACGAACTGGCCGATTTTTGCAATGAGTCTGATGGACGCAGACACAGCCGACGCAGCGGTGAACCCGCGCGCAATCGCGCTGGCTGCGGCCAAAGCATTAACCAGTGAACAACTCGACGAACTATCGGGCGAGGCAGACGCGGCGAAAGCTGGGGCCACATTTGCGAGGCGCAATCGTGACCGGATTACCAGCATCAAAGCCATGCTTGACGAAATGATGAGCGAGTTTCCAGCAGAGCCGACCGAAGGCGCACAGCCAGCGGCGGCGAAATCCATTGAGGTTATTCAAAAAATGAGCGACATTAACGTTGAGCAAATTGTGGCCGAGGCCACGCAAGAGGCCGTGCCTGATGTGGTTGAAACCCCCACTGAGCCAGCCAAGCCCGAAGTCCCCGCAGTGAAGACATTCACCGAGGATGAGGTTCACGCCCTTATCAAAGAGACCGCGAGCAAGGCCGTCAAGTCGATTGCCGCCCGCCGCCCCGCGTATACCGCGCCGACCGTCATCACCAAGAAGTCAGAGCCAATGCCCTTCCTGTGGGCTGTCAAGGCTTTGCAAGCTGTGCCAAAGGGCAGCATTGAGTTCAATCTTGCCAGCGGCGAGGGCGATCTTGAGTTCCAAGGTAGCGCGGATGCGGTGAAAGCGTTCAAGGCAATGGCGACCACCAGCGGTAGCGCCGTGGGCGAGCATTTCGTGCCGCGCATTCAGACCAGCATGGTCATCGACGCGCTGTATCAGGAAGTGGTTGCCAGCAAAATCGGCATGAACTTCCCAATGCCGGGGCCAGTCTGCGACATGCCCTCCATCAACACCTTTAGCGCTGGTTGGTCTGCTGAGAACAACTCGGCCACATCTGCCGGTGACGCGACGACCGCCAAGAAGACACTCACCGCCCGCAAGCTGACCGCGATTGCCACTGTGAGCAACGAGCTTTTGGTAGACAGCACACCCGCGATTGAGACATTCATCCGCAACGGCATCACCCGCAAGATGGGTGAGGCGTATGACCTCGCCGCATTTGCTGGCGCTGGCACTTCGACCGAGCCGACCGGCTTGTTGAACGAGGCCGGTGTCACTTCGACCGCTGTCGGCGCTGACAACATCTACGACGCGATTCTCAAGGCGCTTGGCCGTATGGCCGCTGCCAAAGTGCCGCTGAATGGCGTGTCTGTGGTGATGCGCCCCGAAGTGGCGTTGAAAGCATTGCTGACCCGCGTCGGCGCTTCTGGCGACTATGTTGCCTCAGCCAATCAGCAAACCAACCCGAACATGTTCGGCAACGGTTTGACTGACCGCATGAGCGCCCGCCTCGGTTTGCCGGTGTATCAGACGACCTCCATCACATCCAGCGGCAGCGCGTCCAGCATCATCGTTGTGCGTGGTGATGAGTGGGTGTTGGGTAACCGCTCATCGCTCGAACTCGCGTCCAGCAACATCGCTGGCAGCGCCTTCGCCAACGATCAGACGTTGATTCGCGCCATTCTCCGCGCTGACTTCTCGCTGATGCGTGCCGCTTCGTGCGAAATCATCACCGGCGTGGCCCACTAAGCCGAACACTAGACCATCAGAGGTGACATTCAAATGAGCAAGAAAGTTTATGCAATCATCGCCGCCGTGTCGTTGGCCTTTGCGATCTTCGCCCCGGTCAACGCTGCGCTGACGATTCCCGGCACTGTGACCGTCTCTAACCCCGCGTCTGGCAATGCAACGCTGTGGTTCAACAAAGTCACGACCGCGAGCGCAACCAGCGGCAGCGTGCCGATTGGTCAGTATGCCCAGTGTGGCCTCCACTACGTGATGACGCAGGGCGGATCAACCAGCAACATTACCTTGACGCTTCAAGGCAGCAACGATAACAGCAACTGGGTGAACTACAGCGCGTCGGCGGTGACGGCTGCGAACGTGGTTAGCAACGTGACGACCGCGCAGAACGATTTCTATACGTTCTTCGTGCCGCCTGCCAACTATGTCCGCGCTTCGCTGACGCAGTTCGGTAGCAACCCTGTAACCACCACACTCAACCTGTTTTGCAAGTAGAGGCGAATATGTGGCAATACATCGGGAACGGTTCAGGCACAAATGGCGTGCCGATGCGCGATCTAACCGACGAGGAATGGAACGCAATTCCGACATGGCTGCGCGAAATCGCACTCACGAAGGGGTTCTATCGCAATGTGTCTGTGACCGTTCCCGATGTGGTTGTCACTGAGCCGCCCGCGCAAACGGGCGACGAAGCGACGCAACCACCGTTGGACGACGCGCCTGCGAAGAAAGGCAAGCGCACCGCAAAGTAAATGGCTTACGCAACTGTTGCCGAATACACCACTTGGCTACGCGCTCTCGGCACGGCGCAGCCTGTCAACCTGCAACTTGATAACGCGGAAGTGACCGCAGGTTATCAGTTGTTTCTTGACGAGGCCACAGCGTATCTAGAGTCCGAAACCAAGCGCGTGTTCACGGCAACGACCGCGATCAAATACTTTGACAAGCACGCCCAAGACGCGGGCAGGCCATTGCTACTCATTACGCCCGAACTGTTGACTGTGACCAGCGTCGTGAATGGCGATGGGGCCACGCTCGACAGTTCGGTGTATTGGGCGCACCCGCGCAATGGAGTGCGAAAGTTTGGCATCGAGCTAACGCCATCGGGCGGCGCGGCGTGGTCGTTCACAAATGGCTACGTGGCCGTGACTGGCACGTGGGGCGTGATGGCAACGCCGGACAACTACATCAAGCGGCTGACGATGCGTATCGCTTGGTATATCCAGCAGAGCCGCACGTTTACGGGGCAGGTTACAACGTTTGGCGACGGCACGCGACAGCATGAGGCATCAATGCCGCAGGACATCGCCCGCGACATCAACCGGCTAACGCTGCGTGAGGTGGTATGAGCATAGGCGAGGCAGTGCGCGGCGTAGGTGAAGTGGCCGCTGTTGCGTTTGGCGCAAATGAATATAGCTACGGCATCCCACGCCAGAAGCCGTCGCAGTTACCGGCGGTGATGGTGGCGTGGAACACATCAACACCGACCCGCACGAACTACAGCAGCCGCACCGATGACGGGAAGCTGCGTGCGCACGGCCAGCAACGTAAACACATCGGGCAGGGCTACGTTCTACTGAGCAGCAGCGCAGACCCATTGCTAGAGGCCGCACAAATCATCGACGCGGCACAGTTGCTTGTAGATGCGTTTGACGCAGACCTGACATTGCGCGGGATTGGCAGCAGTGACCGTGTAGCCAAGTCGGACATTACCAACGTAGACCAGTTCAGAGGCGAATGGGACGGCGTGGTGTATTCCGGTTTGCAGTTTGAGTGGAGCGCATTGGAACTATGGACGAACTAACCAAGCGCGTGCGGTTTCTGGTCAACGGCGTGGACAAAGACACCAACGAAATCTACCCAGCCGGAACCGAGATGGAACTGACCCGCACGCAAAACGACTTTGACACACTAGTTGAGCAGGGCGTTATCGAACTGCTAGACAGCGAGGAATAAACATGGCAGTAAGTGGCGAATTTATCGCGTCATCGTTGACGATTGAGTATGAGAACCCGTCAGCCACATGGAACGCGATTCAAACCTATGTCAATCAGGGCAAGGTGAGTCAGAGCGCTGGCGAGGCTGAAACCACGTCATACGGCACGACCAGTCGAACGTATATCCCCGGCCTGATTGAGAACACGTATTCGTTTACGCTCATGCACAACAACACAGCGGCTTACGCATCGCGCCCACAAACGCTGTTGGCGGGGTTCTTCGCCAACCGCACAGCGCTGGCGTGGCGTGTTCGTCCGAACGGCTCAGGCTCAGGCAATCATCAAATGGCGTTCACCGCGTTCATTTCAAAATTTGACACCGACCAGAGCAACGACGACCAGCCGGTGAGCAGCGATATTGAACTGAGAATCAGCGGGGACATTACCCACTCATCTCTCTAACGAGGTAACACAATGGCAACCAGTGGCGAATTTATCGCATCTAGTCTTACCCTTGAGTATGAGAACCCTGCCCTGACGTGGAACGACATCACCACATACACCAATCAGGGCAAAGCCTCTCAGTCTGTGGGTGAGGCCGAAACGACCAGCTATGGCACGACCTCACGCACCTACATTCCAGGGCTGACCGAAAACACATACTCGTTTACGTTGATGCACAACAACACCAACGGCTACACCACGCGCCCGCAAACGGTGCTGTGGTCTGCGTTCAACAACAGCACAAGTGTTAACTGGCGCATTCGACCCAACGGCGCGGCAACGGGCCGACATGAAATCACGTTCACCGGATTCGTTGCCAAATTCGACACCGATTATTCCAGTGACGATCAGGTTGTGAGTAGTGATGTTGAGGTTCGTATCAGTGGCGCAGTAACACACGCCGCACAAAGCTAATATGAAACGACGAATTGACGCACCAGAGAAGGCATTGAAGCGCATCGAAGTCGGCAGCGATTGGGTAGAGATTAAGACGACCATGAGCTATGAGCAATTCATGGAGTGTCAAGACCCAGAGAAGGCATACGACAAGCAAAAAGCGCTTCTCAAGCGCCTGATTGCAGGGTGGTCGTTCTTGGATGAGAACGGCCAGCCGTTACCCGTCACGCCTGAAAACGTCGATGACAACATGGATGCTGAAATCTTCTTTGATGTCATCGCGGAGTTAAACCAACTCCCTTTTTTGCAACGTCTGTTACAGCGAGCGAATCAAGGCTCCTGACAGGTATGGCCGCAGGCCACGGCGCGAAGATCACGCAAGGGGCCGAAGAAATCGAACTCGCGCTGATTTGCGACCGCTTCGGCGTTCTTCCTGACGCGGTGCTACGACAGGACGCATACACCATGCGCCGCGTTTACGCGCTTGTGCGCGAGTTTGACCGCATCAAAGAACAGCAACGCGCAAAGGCTAAAAAGAAATGAGCGACACCACCGCAAACGTAGTTGTCAATGTAGTCGATAGAGCAAGCGGCATCCTCGGCGGCATTGGTAAAGCGCTGGGCAGCTTGGCATTGGCTGCGGGCGCGGCTGCGTTGACGGCAGGTTTTGCGGCGGTGAAACTCGCCTCCGATTTTGAAGCCACGATGAATGACTTCAAAATGGCGGCGGGCGACAACCTTAATGCGGCAGGGTTGAGCGCCGACGACTTCACCAAGAAGTTTTTACAACTCGGCAAAGACACCAAATACAGCAGCAAACAGGCGGCAGAGGCGGGCGTTGAGCTTGTCAAGGCGGGCATGGATATTAAGTCGGTCATGGGTGACGCGACTGAGGCCACGCTGAACCTCGCTGCCGCTGCAAAATCTGAACTTGCCCCCACAGCGCGTATTGTGGCCCAGCAGGTGCAGACATGGGCCGACCAAGGCGCAAATGCCACCGACACCAGCAATATGCTGGCGCAGGCGCTGAATGCCTCCACCATCACCACGCTAGATGATTTGGCGCTTGGTCTTGCCAACGTCAACGGCGTGGCGAAAGCATCAGGCGTAACGCAGAGCGATGTTGTGCTGGCAATGGCCGCAACATCAAAGAACTTTGCGAGCGCATCAGATCAAGGCACAGCGTTTAAGTCGATGCTGCAAGCCCTTGCAGGGCCAAGTAAGGACGCGAAGGGGTCGATGCGTGAGCTAGGGCTACTCACATTCGACTACGCCAAGGCCCAACAGTATTTAGCAAAGCAAGGCATCAAGACCGATGGCAGCGCAAGGCAAATCAACGTAGCACTCGAAAAGCTCACGAAGAAATTCAAGATGAGCAAGAAGGACGCGCAAGAGTTCTTTAACTCATTTGAGCAAAACCAGTTCTACGATGCTGAGGGCAAATTCAAGGGGATGGGCAACGCCGCAGAGATTCTAAAGAAATCTCTAGAGGGGTTGAGCGATGAGGCCAAGGCGCAAGCGCTTAAAGACATCTTCGGGTCTGACGGCGTGCGTTTCGCGGCGGCGCTGGCCGAACAGGGCGCGAACGGGTTAACCAACATGGCCGCTGCAATGAAGAAGGCTGGCACAGCGGCAGAGCAGGCGGCGAAACTCAATCAAGGCTTGGGGTTTGTGATTGAGTCGGTCAAAGGGTCTATCGAATCGGTTGCTATTGCGTTCGGGTTGAAATTCCTCCCAGTGTTAACCGCCGTTGCAGAGACGGTAATTCTTCCGCTGGTCAATAGCTTCGGGGATTGGATTGATACCCTCGACTTCACCGGTATAAGCGTGGAAGGTTTGCGGGCGACCGTCGCGGGCGTGATGCCGCAGATCAAGGCCGCTGTCAGTAACGCATTCACTGCGATGGGGCCAATCATTGAAACGGCCAAGAACGTGTTCTGGTCACTGGTAGATGCGGCGATGTGGATTTACAACACCGTTGTAACGAATTGGCCGACCATCTCGGCAATAGCCACATCAGTATTTAATACCATTGCTACCACGGTAGGTACATGGTGGGCTACTGTGTCCCCAGTATTTATGCAAGTTGGCGGGGCAATAATGACTGGCGTAGGCCAAGCAATCACGTGGTTGAGCGCAAACTGGCCGCAGATTAGCACAATTATTGGGCAGGTGTTTACCGCCGTAGTGACCTTTGTTCAAGGCACACTTATTCCTATCATCGGCAGAATCATCTCGACATTTGCTACGGTTGTTTCGTGGGTTGTAGCCAACTGGCCGCAAATCAGTGCAACAATTAGTAGCGTTTTTGCTGGTGTGTCAGGCTTTATTCAAGGCACACTTATCCCAATTATCAATACGGTTATTTCAGCTTTTTCTACTGCCGTCGCATGGGTAATTACGAATTGGCCGCAAATTAAAAATACCATTAGCGCCGTAATCAACGGCGCTGTAATGATCTTTAACACGGTGCTGATGCCTCAGATTCAGTGGCTTATTGACCAATTCCAAGAGGTTGTTACTTGGGTCTCATCTAACTGGCCGCTGATTGTCAAGACATTTGAGGATGGTATGCCAATGTGGAAGACAATTCTTGGAGCATTGGGGCTGGTATTTGTAACCGCATGGGAAGCGATTAAGTTAGTCATTGGGTCGGCAATTACACTGATTCTCGGCGTTATGAAGACGGGGATGCAGTTAATGCAGGGCGACACATCGGGCGCACTTGAAACCATCCGTGAGACATTTGAAAAGATATTTAAGAAGGTTGTCGATGCCGTCAAAGTTCCCATCGGTTTAATTGTTACATTCTTGAAAGAAAAGTTTAACGAAATCAAGAGTCACCTTGCAGAACAGGTGGCTATCTTCTACAACCTCGGCAAGAACATCGTAACTGGCCTGCTTAATTCAATTATTGATTTTGGCGATAAGGTCAAAGACAAGATTATCGAGATGATTATGGGGCCGCTGGGCTACGTCAAAGGCTTGCTCGGCATCCACTCGCCATCCGATGAGATGTATTGGGTAGGGCAGATGATTGGTGAGGGTCTAGCGAATGGCATTCAAGACAGCATCGGCGCAGTGACGGACGCAATGAAGGCCATGCACACGTCAATGATGGGCGCATTTGCTGCACCTGATATGCAGTTCGCCAGCGATGCAGGCGCAGCGCTTGGCACAATCTTTGGCGGGGATAGTGGCGACGGCGGGGTAACTGGCGCGGTGGCCGATGCGCTCGCGGCGATTGGCGCGAATCCGCCCGGCAATGACCCAGCCAGCCACGCCGACGAAGCGCCGACGATCCACATTGGCAGCGTCAATGTCAACAACCAATCCGATGCGGACTACCTTGTGTCACAACTACGCGACAAACTACTGAGGCGGTAAGTGAATGGCGATTGATCTACGAGTCAGCGACGGCACGACCACAGCACAACTCACCAACACCAGCGGCGGCACGTATCCGGCGCTATTGGAATACACGCCGCAAGTGCCAGAGCGCGACCCGCGCAGCATTACAACCGAGGCGGACGGTTACGAGCAACCCAACGTCTATTGGCGCAGCGTCACCGAGCAGGCGAAGATCGCATACACACCGGGGGACATGACAACAGCGCGGGCTGCGTTGGTCACGCTTAATCGGCTGTTTGAGCAGGCGCGACGCTGGCAGCAGCGGGTGGGTTCGCCGGTCTATGTGAAATTTCGCCCTGACACAGGGGACACGCTTTACCGGTCTGAAATCCTCAGCGGCCATGCGTCGATTGACGACCAGCGCTATCCGTGGTTGACAGTGACATGGACACGCCGTTATTACTGGGAGACGGACAGCGAAACACAACTCAATCTGTACAACACCATTCAGACCACACCGGGCAGCACAATCACGCTGCGCAACTGTTTCTATCCCGCAAGCAGCTACAGCAACGTGGCAAAGATTCAGGCCGCGTCTGTTACCGGCGACATGCCCGCAGCGGCGCGGGTGGCAATCACCAATCTGTCGGCCATCGCGGGTAGCGATTACTACCTCGGCCACATGACAGAGGGCGCGTCTGCCATGACATTTAACCTAGAAGCAGAGGATGGCGTTAACTATCTGTCATCTGCGGACACCACCAGCGCGAGTTATTCGGGCGGGGCATACACCACACTCAACAACCCCAACTCCACCGAAATGCTGACATGGAGTGGAACAATTTCGGCGGCGATGCTGGCCGCAGCGCAGGGCTACCGATTCCGTATTCACGCTATGACGCTGGCGACCGCATATACAGACTTGCGAGCGCGGGCAAAGGTGACGATTGACAATGCGCGGGTGCTGTATGAGTCACCGTATTACATCACCATTCCGCAAGAGGCGAATGTAGTTGATTTTGGGGCTGTGCAACTGCCGCCGCGTGACAGTAATGTTGCGCCACATTACCCACTTAACCTAGAGATATATCTACTGCGCAGCGGCGGCGGCTCAGTGCCAATTGACTTCTTCCACCTTACGCCGGTGATGAGTTATCGAATGTATAAAACCACCGGCTCAGACCTCGCACAAAACCGCACCATTAATGATGACCCAACACTAGACCGTGTTTACGAAACAACCGCGTCGGGCAATCGACACACATTCACCGCATCAGGCAGCAAGGCCATCATGCTGATTCCAAATCAGATCAACGTGCTAACGCTTGTTCATCGACCGACTGACCCGTTTCGACAAACGCGCCTTGAGGTTTATTACCGCGCTCGGAGGTTGCAACTGTAATGCTACAACCTCGTTTCTATTCGCCGTTGCTCTACACCTCACTGACCAGCAATGTGCCGCAAGTTAATTTCACGGTTGAGCGCCACCGAATGACGACCTTCGGCGGGCCAACGGACGCGGAGATTACCGCTAGCGGCAACGAGGACGAATTGATCGCGCTCTACAACCTGCTCGCTTACGGCGTGGAACTGGTAAACGAGGAGGGCGAAGTTGTTTGGTGGGGCAGGGTGAATGAGGTTCGCGTCACCATCGGGTCTAACGTCATCGGCTGGACTATGGACTCGATGTATAACGACATCAAGGTGGCGTATTCACTCACCGATCCTGTTACCGGCACATCAGGCGAACGACGCACCACCACATCGTCAACCGATACATATAGTCAATCACTCTATGGCGTGAAAGAGTTATTGCAAACGCTTTCATCAGCGACCGACACACAGGCCGAATCATTGCGGGCTATGCTGTTGGATCGCTACAAGTTGCCGGTTGCCACTGTTGAGCCTGCCGGGGGTGGGCGCGGCGCACCAAAAGCAAAGCTGATGTGTGTGGGGTGGTTTGAGACATTGCGCGACCGTTACGCCAGTGTGAGCATCGCCGCGCCAGCATACACCGAACGGCCTGATTCACCGAGCTACAGCGTCACGAGTTCGTATGGGTTTGGGTTTGAAAATTCAGGCATCAGCCTCGGCAAAACATCCAGCACACAACGAATCAGCCTCGACATTCCCAATACAATCACGCGCCCAACAGTGTGGAAGCGATTCAAGTTTAAGTGCGTGCGGCTGGGGAGTGCCGTTGACAATATCCTGATTGACCTCTGCACTGGCACAGCATCCGCGCCCGGAACTGTGTTGCATACAATCACAGTGCCGACATCATCAATCATCACCACCGCCAACACAGTATATGAATTTACGCCAACCGAAACAGTTTATCGCATTCCGGGCCAGTCGTATTGCATTGTGTTTCGGCGCAGTGGTGCGGTGAGTGCTACTAATTACGTTGACATACACGGCATTACACCCGCCGCAAACGCCAATAGCACGACCTATGTCTACAACGGGTCTACGTGGTCACTGTCAACCACCGATTTGTTTTATGAGTTCACCGAGGAGGCCGACAACTATTTTTTTGACCTTAACGCGGTATCAGCGCGGCAACGAATTGCCATCCCGTTTACGGTGGCACAGGTCGCAGCGGTGGGCAGTATCAAAGTGCCACTGGCGAAGTTTGGCGCTCCGGCCTATGACGTGTTGGCCTATATCACCGTAGACACAGCAGGCGCACCGGGGGCCGCGATTGCATACAAGGCGGTCAGCGCCACAGATTTGACAACTGATTTCCAAGATATTCTGTTTGATGACCTAAGCGCCACCACGCTACTGTCAACCAGCACAACCTACTGGCTGCAAATCTGGCCGAACGGCAGCGTTGACCCTGTAAATTTTGTGAAGGTCTACGCCAACCCAGCACTAGGCTATGCCGGTGGCGATCCACTCATTTACAACGGCTCTGCATGGGTGGCCGCATCGCCCAATATGGACATGCTGTTTCAAATCGGACTTGTCACCGAGACGACCGAACAGATACGCAGCCTCGCCACGACCTACGGCCAATTTCTAACGGGCGTGGACATTGACACCGCATCGGGCGTATGGACAAACCCAGCCCGCAATGGCGATGTAACCGCCAAAACCTGCATAGATGAGATGCTAGAAAGCGGCTCTAGTACAGGCGTTCGATTGTTGGCAACGGTCAACCGTGAGCGCCGATTACGCATCTACGCTGAACCAACCGCCGCAAGCATGGCGGGGCGTGAGTTCCAGCTATTGCGCGATGGGCGGCTGGTGAATGTGCTGGATATGCCACTAGACAAATCGCGCCCGCAGGTTGGTGTGTGGGCCAAGCTGCGCGACATTCTCCCTGATGCGCTTAATCAGTCGCTATTCATCGAGGAGGCCGAATACATCGCGGAGCGCGACTCTATCGGCTACACCACACGCGGCGCAATGAATCCAATGGACATCTTCAAAATTCAGCGGGGGTAACAATGCAAACTGATTCCGAAATCTACCGCCGCATAGAACCGCTGATTCAGCGCCAGATTAGCGCGTCAATTACCGCAACCACATCGTCATCGTCTACACTCGCGCCGTCACTGACTGGCGCATTGTTGGCCGATGGCACGGTGATGCTAAACGGCAACCTCACCGTAGCGCCGGGGAAGTTGATTGACGGGTGGGACATTGACGTTGCGCTGTCGTATCTGTATACGCAAGTTGCAACCACTGAAGATTTTGCCTACAGCGGGCTAGGGTTATCGAATACCGACGATGGGGCGACCTACACCCTCATCCTCACCTCATCGTCATACCCCGGCGCGGCTGCATCCATTCTCGCTAGTGATTCAAGCGGGCGGCTGGGCGTGCAAAACCTAGGGCTAGGCATCGCCGCGCAAACGGGCTATGCGCTCTATAGCAGTGTGTCCAGCCCGTCATACATCGCCAACGATTTGCGCATCGGCACGACCGCAGCGGGCGCACTGTCGGCGCGGCTGCATGTGCTAACCACCGGCACACAAGCGCAATTTAGCTACGACACCAGCAATTACGGCTTTGTCGGGGTTGGGTCAGCCGGAACACTCACGCTCGGCAACACTGGCACAACCGCAGCCAACGCGCATATCTACCTAAACCCCGGCGGCGGTTCGGCAAAGGTCGGTATTGGGAACAGCATTCCCACGCCAACGGCCAAGCTGGAAGTCAACTCAACCACTGAGCAACTTAGGCTTAATTACAGCGGTTCGTTTTACACCGCATTCACTGTGAGCAGCGCGGGCCATCTCACAATTGACCCAACCGGCGGCAGCGGGCGCGTGGGTATTGGTAACTCGATTCCAACACCGACCGCGAAACTAGAGGTTAACTCAATCACCGAGCAATTGCGCCTCAACTACAGCGGGTCGTTCTACGCATCGCACACCGTATCGAGCGCAGGCAATTACACCATCGCGGCCAATGGCTCAAACATCTACACGCCCAACCATCTATTGCACCCATCGTATGCCTCACAGCTAACGGCGTGGCGCATCAGCAATTTGGGTGAGGCAGACTTCCGCTACCTGTATACCGATGAACTGCACGCGAAAGCGTTCATCGCGGATTTGGAACAGGCGTTAGCCGGTGGGCAAATCATCAGCAAGAGCGTGGCGAAAGTCTACGCCAATTTTACTGTTCCCACCGCAGGCAATACGGGCAATCTCGACGTAGAGGAGTTCGCAGGGTTTGCCGCGTTCCACGTGTTTGTCGATGGCGACCTCGTTCGCCTGCGCCAGTTTGACCGCAGCGGCGGCGGATTGAAGATCGCGGACGTTTGGGGAACGGTGGTCTATAGCGCACAGGTCAGCAGCAGCAACCCGCCTGCACAGCGCTACATCTTTACGAGGCACGCGACCTATCCCGGCACAGGCTCAGGCACGATTAGCGCGGGGACACTGGTGCTGGACTATGGCACAACGGGCAACGGCTACTACGAGGTGAACGCCATCGACGGCGCGGCAGGGGTTAACTCGCCGTATACGCAAATCGTCACATGGGCCACACACCCGAAATCAGTCACAGCCAATCAGGGTTTGCAATTGCGCGTTCGCATGGGCCAGCTACGCGGGCTTACGGGCGTGTCTCAATTTGGGCTGTATGCTGGCACAGGCTGGACGGCCAACCCGAACGAGGGCAACGTTGCGCCATACACCGTCACCACGCCAACCGTAAACGATGCCCACCGCTACATTCTGGCCGGTGACAATGGCGTAGACATCTACAACGCGAATCTACAGGTCTACAGCGGCACAACGCCAGTTATTACGCTAGACCGAACGGGGCCAGATTTGTCGATTGGCAGCGGGTCGGACACTATGACCTATACCAGCGGCGCATCAGGTTTCTGGGTGGGCAACGATTCCGGCACGTATAAGATGCGGCTGGGTAGTGTGTCGGGTGGGGCGTTGACCAGTGGCCTATCGTGGGACGGCTCACTGTTGCGTGTGATGGGCAGCGCATACATTGGCAACGGTGTTGGGTTCAGCGTGGCTGCGCTGTTGTATTGCCCATTTGATACACCGCAAGGGTCAAGCGTGCCAAACCTCAACGGGCATTTGGGGCAGGTAGCAACGTCAAGCGGGCCAGTAACGGGCATCTACACCGGCAAATACAACGGGGCGCTGTATCTAGAGGAAGGCACAACCAACCTCATCACCAACAACTCATTTGAAACTGACCTAACAGGCGTTACGGCAAACGGCGGCACAAACACCCGCGTTAATACGCAAGCGCTCTACGGCTCATGGTCGCTACGCTGTCAAACCTCCACCACCGGCACAGGCTGGTATTACAGCGTCACCAGCGTAACATCTGTCAGCACTACCTATACATGGTCGGTCTATGTGCGTGGAACGGGCAATGTGCGGCTGTTCGGGTTCGGCAACGTCAGCGGCAACATTGGCACAACGAGCGTCACGCTCAACAGCACGTGGACGCGCTACACACTGACGTTTACGTATGGTGCGAGTGATACCAGCCGCCTCGTTGGGGTGGAGCAAAACGGCGCAGGCACAGCCGATTGGTATACGGACGGAACGCAGCTAGAACAAAAAGGCTATCCAACCACCTATGCGGCCACCTCGCGCACCGTGTCAATCGTGCGCTATGACGCGAGCGCAAACCTGAACGTCACCGATTGCACCCTGTCGGGCTGGTTCTATATCGCGGCAATGACAGGCCGCACCGCGACATTCTTCGGCGGTGACAACACCGGCTCACTCACGGTTTACGCAACCGCAACGGCGGTGAACGTCTCGCGCAAAGGCTCGTCACTGGTGGCGACTGTTGCCACCGTTGTCCCGGCAAACACATGGACACACATTGCCGTCACAGTTAGTGGCGGCACAGTTACAAAGCTCTACATCAATGGGGCACTGGCCGCATCAGGCACGGCGGGCAGCGCGTATGCAACGCCGTCTTATTTGATGATTGGCAGTTACAACACATCTGGCGGCAATAACATCAACGGATACATTGACGATGTGGCAAGCATTGGCCGTGTGCTGTCCGCTGATGAAATCGCATCCATTTACAACAGCAATGCGCCGCTGAATGTGATTCGCAACAACTATGAGTTGATGCTGGCGAACGCCTCAACATCGGGCTATGTGGTCGGTAATGCGTCGGGGCTGTTTGGCTACTCAGACACCACCGGCGGCGCTGGCACGGGCGCGTTTGCACTGGTGACAACCGCATCGACCGCGCTCGGCACGCCGTTTGGCTCAATCACCGCCGACGCGGGCGACATGATTCTGGGCAGTGCGTCCAGTGGTAAATCAAACCTGTATTGGGATCAGAGCGCGGGGAGTTTGGCGCTGCGCATTGACACAACAAGTCGGCTGACGCTAGACACATCGGGCAATCTATTACTTGGCAATTCATCGGGCAACAACCTGTATTGGGACAATAGCGCATCGTCATTGTCAGTTCGCAATAGCACCACGAAGCGCATCGAATTGACCAGCGCGGGCGTACTAAACATCAACAACAGCAGCGGAACGACCATTATTAAACTTGACGGATCGGGGAACTCAACCATTGAGCAAACCGTGAAGTTTGGCTCTAGCGGCAGCATTATTGTGGGTAGTAACGATGTGGTGCTAGATGTGTCCGGTATTACCCTGCTGGGTGTAACTTCATTTGCAAACGTAGATGCCTTGAAATGGTATTACAGCGGACAAACCTCATCGCAGATTTACAACATCATTGACACTGGCGCGACCACATCAACACTAAACCTCCGCGCCACTGCACCATCCAGCGGTTACAACGGCATTGCGCAATTGTCAGCGCTTAACTTTACACAGACCAACGCGACGTTGGGTTTACAAGCCGCCAGCAACGGGTCGGCGTATCTGCGTTTTAACAACGCTGCCACCTATGCGTTTTACGCAGACACCAGTGTTTTTTCGTTCTGGGTATATGGGCCAACTCACGGCGATGGAGTAAAGGTTATCTATATTGGCAACGCTGGAACTGTGCCAACGACTAACCCAAGTGGCGGCGGGGTGCTGTATACACAGGCGGGTGCTTTGAAGTTTCGGGGTAGTTCTGGAACTGTAACCACCATCGCCAACGCATAACCATGAAACGCCGCGCCTTTCTTCGCTTTCCGCTACTCGCGCCGATGCTAAACCTGCGCGGCGGGTCGCGCTTGGGCCGGTTGGTGGTGTTTGAGGGAAATAGCATGTCATGCCTCAACAACGGCGTTCAGCCGCCAACATGGACGACGCTGTTTCTACGTGGCGCGTGGGCAAAGGCGCAGCACGTCGCGGGCGTAAATGTGGCTGTAGCTGGGGACGACATACGCCACGCCAACGCACGAGCGCCGCTGTATGTAGACCCGCTGTTGGGCGCGTATGGTTCGGGCGTGTGCGTGCTATGGGAAGGCACAAATACACTGATTCAGGACGGCTACAACGCGGATATAACGTTTGCCAAGCACTATCAATACTGCAAACAGCGCAAGGCGTTAGGGTGGCGCGTACTGATGGGGACGATAGTAAACCGTCGCTATGTGGGCTACGGTGTAGAGGATGACGGGCGGCATGAGGCGGCACGGTTGGCATTCAACGCACAGGTGAGGAACACCGCGACACAATTCGACGGCATCCTAGACGTGGGGGCCGATGAAATACTGGGCGCAGATCATGCCGCGTGGAACACAACGTATTTCAGGGACGGCGTTCACCTCACCGAGACGGGCGCGGCGCGGGTGGCGGCCATTGCGGAGAAAGTTATACCGCCCCTCATAACGCCACTCATGTATTTCCCTGTGGTTAAATCACAAAGAATCGACTAATAGATAGATATGGAAATCAAAACGACAATCGCCAAACTCCAAAACATTGCCTTTGCTCAACCGCCGCAGCCATCATTGATTGAACAGCTATACACCAAGAAGCCTGAACGCGGCGGGGCGAAAGCGGCTTACCGGATTGCCGCGCTGCGTGGCGCAATTGTGCGTCTGTTGGGGCCGGATTCTGCGTTTGAGTCCACTCGCCAGCAATTGATTGACGAACACCACGAGCCAGCCGTAGAGGGTGAGGCGCAGCGCAAGTTCAAAAGCGACGACGATATGCAGGCATTCATCGCGGCCATTGACGAATTGCGCAATGAGCCAGTCACATTCGACGGCGAACTGCTCACGCTTGAGCAATTGGACGCGGCAGGCTACACCCTCAGTGGCATCGAAATCGACGCGCTAATGGGCCTGCTGATTCAACCAGAGGCATAAATGCCCGTAGTCCTCAAAGGCTCGAAAGTATTTGCAAGTGGCGGGAAGCGGCTCACACCATCAGCCGCGCCCGCCGCTGTGCCGTGGTACAACCTCACGGCTACCACCCGTGACAAACGCAAGCGTCCATTTGATGAGGATACCGCGCATAGCAATCTCGCCATCGGCGCGGGTGCGACATATTCACCGGCTGGAATCACAATCGAAACGTGGGACGGGTATGACACGTTTCTCTATCCCAATACGGTCATCTGGCAACCTGACGAAACCGCGCCCAGCCTAAACGTCGAATACAACGCGGCTGAGTGGTCTGGCGCGGATCGCTGCACTGATGACGGGGCCACGTTGCAGACGGTGCGCTGCCCAACCTCGTTTGTAGTGGCGGGCGGCATAAACAACTACGACAACAACACGGCAGCGTTTCTAGACGCGGACGGCATCACACTTAAGCAAAATCAGCCATTCACGCGCTGCACCGCTGGCAGCTATGCCACAACCTACGTTGTATTCTCTGATGAGTCAATCTATGGCGATGGACAATCCGGGGCGCATGGTGGCTCTAACATTGGTGTGGGTGTGACCATCATGCCGGGGGAGTTCACAGCGGGGTATATCCATCATGAGATGGGCATCCTGCTGCGTGAGTCGCGCTACTACTACCGCGATGCTGCAACGCCGTCGAATATGTATCGCTGGCCCGCCGATACCTGCGACGGCTACGCACTCAACGACCCAATCACCGGCAGCCCGCCGGGGTATGGCGGCACAAACAACCAAATCAAACCCGGCGCATTACTGGCGCTGTCCACCTCGTTTAATGTGTCGTCGCTGCTGACAATCCCCGGTCAAATCATTGCGCAGGCCGCGCAGGACTATGGCTTTCGCATCGTTGACGGTGTGGGGGCCACGAACGGAATTGGCATCGACACAGGCAGAACGCCAGTGCTGGACGTGATAGATGAGTTCTACGGGCTATATGGGTTCACCTTCCGCGCTGAGCCGTTGACCAGTGGCACAGATTGGGCCGACGACATTACAACGATTATGGAATCGCTCTACGTCATCACCAACGACAGTTCATCGAACATCGCGGGCGGCGGTGTGCGTAGACGTGCAAATCACTCACCGATAGGGAACTAGGTAATAAACAGGCCGCGCACAATCGCCGTGCTGGTTGGCATTGCGGCTAGAGTGGCGCGGCCCGTGGTGATTCTACGCTATCGGCGGATGCTCGCGCCCCTCATCAGTAAACACCTGCCTATAAAACGCTCGCATTTCAGCGCGTGAACTGCGGCTGTGTCGCTGGTGTCGTCGCTCTAATCCAACTGCGGCCAACTCGCGCCACTCCTCGCGTGGCAATGGTTCGCGCTTGGGCAATTCAATCAACGTTAACTGGCATCCGGTCGGGTTGTGTTCTATCTCTCGCATGATTCCTCCTACGGTTGGCGCGGTGTGCGTCGTGGCGTGTGAGGAATCACGCGGTGATATTGGGCGGTGCTAGATTATTGCGGCGGGGCAGGGGCGGTGTCAACTGGACTCGGCGGCGCGTTTCGCCACGACATCTGGCGGCAAGGCAACTGTCTGATAAACAGTTTTGCCACACATCCAAAACGGCATGCCGTTGGGGGCAGGATATACCTCGCGCAACCACTCTCTAATGACTGCCTGCACCCGTAGCGCCAAAACACTTGTATCGCCCGGAGTCACTTCGTCAAGAAATCCATCGGCAATTTCACCGCAATGATCGTGTGCTTCTTCACGCAAGTCATCAACTAGACTCGCGCCATCGACTGTCGGCATCCATTCGTGCACGAGACTGATGGCAATGCAATCGCCATTCTGAAACTCGCATTCATCGTCTTCGTCATAGGCAATTTGCAATGCTTGCTCAATGTCATCTCCGCAGTCGGTGGTAATGCGCTCGGCTTCGGGGTGGTGGGCAACATA